TAAAAAAATTCAGGAAATTGTTAAAGAAATCATTGCCAGAGAGTTTGAAGAACAAACGCTTCAAACCAAAGTAGACGACGCCAAGGCTGAAGTTTCGATAGCCACTTAAGTGCTATCAAAAATCAATTTTTTTCCTAAGGATACCTTGCGCTGTATTAAAATTTAGCGTATAAATAAATCACTATACAATTAATTAGAACATAGACGCGTATAGTCGACGGCCTATAGACTATGTTCGGAAAATAGGAGGATATAATTATGGCAAACACAACGTTTAAAGGTCCAGTTCGTTCGCAGAACGGATTTGAACTAATAAAAGAAAGCGCTACAACAGGAGCTTTGACTACTGATATGGGCGTAAAAGTACATGAGTACAGTATGACAGTTGCATCAGGCGATGCTACTGGAACTATTACTGATACTTTACCTACTAACTTCATAGTACTATCTATTCTTGTGGCTGTTACAACAGCTGCAACTAATGCAGTAACCCTAACTAATTTAGGGCCTACAGGAGGATCGGATAAA